GGAGCTGCGCGAGTGGTTCGGGCAGGAGGCCGACCGGCGCGGGCTCGACCGGCACGAGGACCGCAACGGCAACCTGTGGGCCTGGTGGGGCGACCCGGACGCCGGCCCCGGCGTGGTGACCGGAAGCCACCTCGACTCGGTGCGCGACGGCGGCGCGTTCGACGGCCCGCTCGGCGTCGCCTCCGCGTTCGCCGCGATCGACCTGCTGCGCCGCCGCGACTTCCGGCCCGCCCGGCCGATCGCGGTGGTGTGCTTCACCGACGAGGAGGGGGCGCGTAAGACCGCGACGGGGCACGTGGTGCCCGCCCCGCCCCCGAAGAAGGCCAAGCCGAGGCGGGCCACCCGGACGCCGAAGGCGGCTCCGGAGGTCACCCCGCCGGAGTCGTCCGGCGCTTCGGAGCCCGCCGAGCGCACGACCGGCTACAGAAGCGACCCTTCCCCTTCCTGACCTCTGCGGGAATGGTGAGGAACTGATTCCCGCACGTTTCGCACGACCGTTCAACGGCGCGGACGAGCCATCCACCCCACATCGTCTTCAGTTCGCCGTCCTGAATGATGCGGGCCTGCCCACTCCTGCGCCGATGCCCGTTGCATGGGCCGCAGGACGGGACGAGGTTCTCGGGCGCGTCGTTCGTGGCATCCCAGTCGAGATGGTCCGCGACGAGTGCGTCGGGCGCGTAGGGGTCGCCGGGAGTCCAGCGAATCGCTTTCCCGCACCAATGGCACGGGTGCGGACCTGGCCCGATCTTGTCCCACAGGGTGAGTCTCGCCACAGCAACGATGCCGCTCGGCGGCGCGATCGGATGACCTTTCGCCGTGCGCATCCGGTACCTGACCGCCTCTTTCCGGGGCTTGCGACGGCTCTCGTAGTAGCACTCCCGGGAGCAGAACGGCCTTCCTCTCTGTGAGGGGGTGAAGGTCTTTCTGCAGGTTCTGCACTGAATCGGCTCCATAGGTCCAACAGTACCAAAGAGAGGTCATTAGCCATGGCGAAAGTCGTGCTCAAAAATTGCTTCATCGAGGTGGACGGGGTCAACTTCAGCTCGCACACGTCCGAGGTCGAGATCAACCTGACCAAGGACGAGATCGAGACGACCAACTTCGGGGGCGAGGGCCGCGAGCGTGCCCACGGCCTGAAGGACGATTCGTTCACGATCAACTTCCAGCAGGACTTCGACCCCGCATCGGTGGACGCGACGCTGTACCCGCTGTGGGACGAGGAGCGCGAGTTCGAGGTCAAGGTGCGGCCGACGTCGCAGCCGGTGTCGGCGACCAACCCGGAGTACACCGCGACCTGCATCCTGCTGGAGTACCAGCCGCTCACCGGCTCGGTCGGCGAGCTGTCGGAGACGTCGGTGACGTTCCCGGCGCAGCGTGAGGGCATCCAGAGGGCCACCGAGGAGTCGTGACCCTCGACTTCCGGGTGCTGCCGGGGGACGAGATCCGACAGGTGGCCGACCGGCTGCGGCAGGTGGACCGGCGGCTGCCGACCCGGCTGCGCACGGAGCTGCGCAAGGCCGCCAAGCCCGCGGTCGCCAAGGCCAAGGCGCGGGCGCGGTCGCTGCCGGCCGAGGGTGTGAAGGGCGGCACGAAGCGGCACCCGCACCGGCCCAAGCAGCTGCGCCGCAAGCTGGCGCGGGGGGTGCGGGCGCAGGCGTCGGCGGGCGGCAAACGCGCTGCCGGGCTGCGGATCGTCACGTCAATGCCGACCAAAGCCGAGGCGATCCTGCCGCGCGCCATGGACTCCCATGACCGGTTCAGCCATCCGCTGTTCGGGCGCCGGAGTGTGGTGATCCGGCAGCAGGGCGGCGACGGATGGTTCCGCGAGTCGATCGCGGCGGAGGCGCCGCGGGTGCAGCGCCGTGTGCTGGAGGTGCTGGAGGAGACGGCCGTCTGGATCTCGCAGGCGGGCCGGTGAAGACGCGGCGCGGCCGGGTGCGTGGGTCCCCGGCCGCGTCGTCCCACGACCCACGAGACCCACGTGAAGGAGACCCACGGATGGCACTGCATGACGTCAAGCTCAGCCTGCGCCCCTGCCGCGGCACCGTCCAGGTCGACGGCCGCGAGCTGGGCGGGGTCCGCAGCCTGTCGCTCGACGCGGGCGTGGACGAGATCCCGCGCCTGTCACTGGACCTGGTGGCGCCCGAGGTCGAGGTCGACGGGGAGATGACCGTGATCGTCACGGACGAGGTCCGCCAGACGCTGACCGCCCTCGGCTGGACGCCGCCCCAGGAAGCCTGACCCGACTCACGAAGGAGAGACCCACGATGACGCTGCTGACCGCTGACCAGATCCTGAACGCCGACGACTTGGTCACCGAGGACGTCGAGGTCCCGGAATGGGGCGGCACGGTCCGCGTCCGGATGATGACCGGCGCGGAGCGTGACGCGTTCGAGGCGAGCCTGGCGCAGCAGAAAGGCAAGAGCGTCCGCACGAACCTGGCGAACCTGCGCGCCCGGCTGGTGGCGAAGACGGCGGTGAACGCCGAAGGGAAGAGGCTGTTCACCGACGAGCAGGCCGGCGTGCTCGGGCAGAAGAGCGCGGCGGCGCTGGACCGCGTGTTCGAGGCGGCCCGCAAGCTCAACGGGATGACGGAGAAGGACGTCGAGGAGCTCACCGAGGATTTTCCCGAGGAGGATGGCGGTGCTTCCTCCACCGGCTGAGCGCGCACCTGGGCATCCCGGTCGGTGAGCTGCTGCGCCGCACCACGAGCCGGGAGCTGACCGAGTGGCAGGCGTTCGAGGCGGCGCACGGGCCGCTCGGCCAGTCCTACTCCGATCAGGCGCTCGCACAGCTGATCGACCTGGTGGGCAGGACGAACTACCTGCTGGAGGCGGTCAACGTCGAGGCCAAGAACCTCGACAAGATCCCCAAGCCCGAGCCGTGGCCGCGGCCGTACGAGGTCGCCCGGCCGAATGACGACGAGTGACCGCGGGGGGTGACGCATGGCGACGATCACCTCCCTGGGCTTCTCGATCTTCGCGCGCGAGCGGGTGTCGCGGACCTTCCGGCGGATCGGGCAGTCCGCCGAGGAGATGGCCGGGCGGGCGCGGCGGGCGGCTCGCAGCATCGGCGCGCAGTTCGAGGCGCTCGACGACACGATGACCAAGGCGGGCGCGGTCGCGGGCGTGGCGCTGGGCGCCGCGATGGTCAAGAGCGTGGACGCGTCGGCGGCCACGGCGAAGCTGGGCGCGCAGATCGGCGCGACGGCCGAGCAGTCCAAGCGGTTCGGTGAGATCGCGGGGCGGCTGTACTCGCAGGCGTACGGCGAGAGCATCGAGGACGTGCACGGCGCGATCGGCGCCGTGATCACCTCGATCGACGGGATGCGCAGCGCGTCCGACAAGGCCGTGGAGGGCATGGCCCGCAAGGCCCTCACGCTCGCCGCGGTGTTCGAGATCGACACGGCCCGCTCGATCCAGGTGGTCGGGCAGCTGGTCCGCACCGGGCTGGTGAAGGACGCCACGCAGGGCATGGACCTGCTGACGGCGGCGCTGCAGCGGGTGCCGGCGGCGGTGCGGGACGACCTGCTCGACGCGCTGGACGAGTACGGCCCGTTCATGGATCAGATCGGCATCCGCGGCGAGCGGGCGTTCGAGATCCTCGTGGAGGCCGCCGGGAAGGGCATGTACGGCCTGGACAAGGCCGGCGACGCGTTCAAGGAGATCACTCTGAAGATCGCGTCGGACTCCGATGCGGTCGACGAGGCGCTGCAGCGCCTCGGGATGACGCAGGAGAACGTCCAGACCGCGTTCGCCAAGGGCGGCTCGGCCGCGAAGATCGCGTTCGAGCGGATCGTCGACGGGCTGCTGAAGGTCAAGGACCCCGGCGAGCGCGCCAAGCTCGCGATCGAGCTTTTCGGGACGCCGATCGAGGATCTCAACACGCGTGACATCCCGGCTTTCCTGAAGTCGCTCAGCGGCACGACGGTGGAGCTGGGCAAGGTCGAGGGCGCGGCGGACCGTGCGGGCGCGGCGGTGCAGGACACCGCGGCGGCGAAGATGGAGTCGTTCAAGCGGTCGGTCGAGCAGAACCTGTCCAAGGTGATCGCCGAGGACGTGATCCCGAAGCTGGAGCAGCTGTCGCGGACCGCCAAGGGCGTCGGGGTGACGCCGTCGGACGTCGCGAACGGCGTCTTGGCGCTCGGCGCGGTCGCGGCCGGGTACAAGACGATCGCGTTCGCCGCGAAGATCGCCACGTTCCAGGTGGGCCGGTTCTCGATCGCCAAGGGCGTCGCCGGCGCCGCCACGACCCTGTCCAATGTCGCGGCGGGGTTCCGGAACGTGAATCTGGCGATGGCGGCGAACGCGACCACCGCGACCAGGCTGGGCGCGGCGCTGCGCTCCCAGATCATGCTGTGGCGGCAGCAGGCGGCGGCGGCGAACGTGTCGACGGCGCGGATCATCCTGAACGCCGCGGCGCAGAAGATCGCGGCGGCGGCGACGCGGACGTGGGCGATCGCGCAGGCCATCTTCAACGCGGTCATGAGGGCGAACCCGCTGGTCCTGATCGTCACGGTGATCATGCTGGTGATCGGCGCGGTGGTCCTGGCCTACAAGCGTTTCGAGTCGTTCCGCACCCTGGTGGACACGGTGTGGGCCGGGATCAAGACGGCCCTGGCCACCGCCTGGAACTTCATCAAGCCGATCTTCCTGCAGATCGCCAGCGTGCTGCGCGTGGTGATCGGCACGGCACTGCGCTGGTACTGGGCGTACGTGAAGCTCGTCTTCACCGCCGTGTGGACGATCATCAAGACGGCCTGGGGTTTCATCAAGCCGATCTTCAACGCGATCGCGAACGTGCTGCGCGCCGTGCTGCCGCGGGCGTTCACGTTCTTCCAGAACATCGCCAAGATCGTGTGGATCGCGATCCAGATCTACATCAAGATCGCGTGGGGCATCATCAAGACGATCTTCAACTTGATCAAGTTCTACGTCACCAAGATCCTCGCGCCCGCCTTCAAGTGGCTGTGGAAGAACATCATCGTCCCGGTCTGGAATGGCATCCGGTGGGCGATCGGCAAGGCGTGGGGGATCATCAAGACGATCTTCAACGCGGTCCGGTCGGTGATCCGCAACGTGCTGGCGCCGATCTTCCGGTGGCTGTGGAACAACATCGTCCGGCCGCTGTGGAACAAGATCAGCTCGCACATCTCCAATGTGTGGAACAAGGGCATCAAGCCCGCCTTCGACAAGGTCAAGTCGGGCGTGCGGGCGGTCCGGTCGGCGTTCTCCACCGCAGTCGAGGGCATCCGCAAGGTCTGGGGCAAGGTCAAGGGCTACGCCAAGACGCCGGTCAACTTCATCATCGGCACCGTCTACAACAAGGGCATCGTCGGCCTGGTCAACAAGATCGCCAAGTTCGCGGGGATCGATACGCGACTGAACCCGATCAAGCTCCTCGCGCGCGGCGGCACCCTCGACAACCCGGCCAGGGTCGCGCCGATGAAGACCCGCGGGGCGATGGCGATCGTCGGTGAGGGCCGGTCGCTGTACCCCGAGTACGTCATCCCGACCGACCCGCGGTTCCGGTCGCGGGCGCTGGCGCTGTGGGCGCAGGCCGGGCAGGACCTCGCCGGACGCTCCGCACCCGGTAAGCGCATGGGCGGCGAAGGTCTCATGTTCGAGCGCGGCGGGATCATCGGCAAGTTCCTCGGCGGGCTGAAGTCCTTCGCGTTCGACAAGCCCGCCGAGATGTTCAAGAGCACGGTCGACAAGCTGATCGGGCAGATTCCCGGGTCCGGCACCTTCCGGGACGTGGTGGCGGGCGTCCCCAAGAAGCTCGCCGGGTCCCTCGTGCAGTGGTTCAAGGACAAGGTGGGGTTCGGCGGCGGCAAGGGCGTGGGCAAGGCGCTGGCGTTCGCCAAGGCGCAGGCCGGCAAGCCCTACATCTGGGGCGGTGTCGGGCCGCGCGGCTACGACTGCTCGGGCCTGTGGTCGGCGATCGTGAACGTCATCAAGGGCCGCAACCCCTACTCGCGGCTGTTCACGACGTTCTCGTTCACGGGCGGGATGAACGGCCCGGAGGGGTTCCGGCGGAACCTGCGGTCGGGTGTGCGGGTCGGTGTGACGAACGCTGGCGTCGGGCACATGGCGGGGACGCTGGGCCGCACGCCGGTGGAGTCCCGCGGGTCCCGCGGCGTGGTCGTCGGCGCCGGGGCGCGGGGCGCCGAGGACTCGCTGTTCACCATGCGGTACGGGTTGCGCGCGGACACGGGGGCGGCGACGCTCGCGCCCGGCTGGAACCCGGTCTACAACGGGACGGGCAGGCCGGAGTACCTGGAGACGCCGCGGCGCGGCCATGACGGGCCGCTGGTGACGATCGAGAAGGTCGAGGTGCACGACCGCGCCGACGTGGACCTGCTCGCCGACCAGCTGGGCTTCCGGATGAGGGCGCAGGCGATGACATGAGGCTCACGTCGGTGAAGCTGATGGACGGCTCCCGGGAGATGGTGCTGCTGCCGCGCATGGCCGACGGCGTGCGGCTGACGGGCCTGTCGGCGCCGTTCCCGGATGTGCGGGAGGTCACCGAGGACCGCACCGACGACGACGGCACCCGCGACACCACGAGCCTGTTCGGGGCGCGGGCGGTGTCGGTGGAGCTGCTGGTCACCAAGAACCCGAGGTCCATCGAGGACGAGCTGTCGCGGTTCATGCACCCCAGATCCCGGCCGTATCTGGTGGTCGATGACGAGGGCTGGCCGGGGCCGCGTCGGCTGCGGCTGCGGTCGGCGGGCATGGACGCGCCGCTGGAGGTGGATCTGCCGCAGCGGATGCGGCGGATCCAGGCGCAGTGGCGCGCCCCGGACGGGGTGTGGGAGGCGGCCGAGGAGACCGGGGAGACCGTGTCGGCGGACCTGGACGTCACCGACGGCCGCACCTACCCCAAGACGTATCCGTGGGCGTATCCGGCGACGCTCGCGGCGGGCGCCACCCTGATCACCAATCCGGGCAGTGTCCCGGCGCATTTCGCCGCGCGGCTGTACGGGCCGTGCTCGGGGCCGCGGCTGGTCAACGAGACGACCGGGGAGCAGATCTATTTCCGCACGGCGCTGACGCTGGCGGCCGGCGAGTACGTGGAGATCGATACGCGGGAGCGGACGGCGCTGGCCATGTCCAGAGCCGACGCGTCCCGCCTGACCTACCTGGATTTCGAGGAGAGCAGCTGGTGGCGGATCGAGCCGGGCGAGAACAAGATCCGCTACGCGCCGCGGGCGAACGCCGCCGCGGGCGCCGCAGCGGTGATCACCTACCGGGCCGCGTGGCTGTGACGAGGGAGGGCGCATGACGCGCAGAGTCCTATGGATGCAGCCCGGCGGCGGCGACTCCGATATCGAGTACGCCGCGGTCGACGACCGGGCCCTGATCCAGGGCCTGTTCCACGACGAGGGCGTGAAGGACACCCTGGCCGGGCACCTGAAGGTGACGCAGCGGGCCGAGGGCCCCAACTTTTCGGTGGACGTCGCTCCGGGCGTGGGGTTCGTGCTCGGCGATGACGTGTCCGGCCAGGGCATGTACATGATCGGGTCGGATGCGACGGAGAACGTGGAGGTCCCGGCGCCGCCGGGGTCGGGCGACCGGCTCCACCGGGTGGTCGCGCAGGTGATGGACAAGCTCCACAACTCCGGCGACTGGGCGACGTACGAGTGGGAGCCGGTGCTTTTGGAGGACACCGGGTCCGGCGTGCCCGACGTCCCGGACTCGGCGATCAGCCTGGCGACGGTCGCAGTGTCGGCGGGCCAGGTGAGCGTCACCAACGAGCACATCACCGACACGCGGCTGCAGGCGTGCCTGATCACCAGCAAGTTCGCGCTGGCGTCGTCGGCGAACCAGCCGCCCGCCCCGTACACCTCGGAGGTGACATGGTGGACGGACGTGGGCTGCTACAAGGTCTACGACGGGTCGCAGCAGCGGGAGATCCCGCACCGCGACGGCGGCGGGTCGGCGTGGACGACGTACACGCCGGTGCTGACCGCGCTGGACACCAATCCGACGCTCGGGAGCGGGGCGGTGCGGCAGGGCCGCTACATCCGGTACGGCCGCATGGTGCACGTTGAGGCGTCCATCATCTTCGGGTCCGGCAGCAACCGGGGGGCCGGCATCTACGAGGTGAGCCTTCCGGTGGCGGCGCGGCAGCAGGCCAGCGGACGCCGCACCGGGTCCGCGTACGGGTGGGACAACTCGCTCGGCGATTGGGCCGACGGGGTGTGCTTCATCAACTCGGG